TGCAGGAGTTTTATTAGGATCTCCAAGCATATCATTATACAAGGCACGTTTAATATTGTTTCTCATATCTCCCAAAACTAATTGAGCAACATCGAAACGACCAGCAGCTTGTATAGGTTGCAATCCAGCAGATCCCATAGCTTTAGGAATTATAGTCCCTGGAACGAGATTAATTGTATCAGGGTTTATTACCCCATCATCTTCCATTTGGTATATACCAGAAATAGACATCTGAGCATTTTCTAATATTAACTCAATAGTAAGATTAGTTGTTTTGATAGAAGACAATGCATTGATTAGTGGCCCACGCCCATACACTTCACCAGCACATTTAGACCAACGAAAACAAATAAAAGGATTAGATCCTAAACCTTCCATTTCTCTTTTAAATATTACAGACTTAGTTGTCATGCATATTGCATAATGAAAGTTTGCAGTTACGTTTGGAGATTGATAATTACGGCAAACAATTTCTAATACTGTTGTTGTTTTATCTCCAGCACCCTGAACCATAGAATTTATTTCAGGAGAAAATTTAGCTTTAGGATATAGCTGTTCTAATTGATTAAATCTTATGTTCTTGCGCTCTCGAAAAACATGATCGATGGTATCATCGGGGCCAGTATCAAGTATAACATGAGGCAAAGGTATAGCTGCAAAACGTACTGGATTAATTGCGTCACCCTCTTCGCAAACTAAAATACCAGTACCTACTGCCAAGTCCATAAAAGACTCATGAACTTCTTGAGCAAAGTTAGAGTTTTGAATTACCTCAAATACATAATCAGTTACTTCATCTAACTCATTATTTATTTCTTCTCGGTTTTCTTTAGGTATCTCTGATCCTGCTGTAAGATCAGCCCATCGAGCAAAGTTAGGAACAAGGCCAGATTGTAATCTTGATGCAAACTCCTGAACGCCAACTACAGCAGTTTCATCAAATATTTTATCATCACGCCTTTGACCTATAGTTTCATGATAAAAACTTTCCCTTTGGGGTAAAGCATATTCATAACATTCTTCAAAAAGAGGAACAAAATTTTCACGTTTAGCTTTAGCTTTGTCATACCTTTGAAGATAATTCTTGGCAATTTCATCCATTACATACCAAACCTTGAGAAGTATCCTTGACCTGTTTTAGCAGTAAGTAGGCTTCTTCTACCTTTACCACCTGCACGTCTTGATCTGCGTAAAGCAGCCATGCTTTTCATTTTAGGATCATCAAAGATGTTTTCGCCTTGGCGATCTAGCTGACCTTCAGTTACCGTTTGATCAGACGGAGCCATATCAATAGCTGTTTCCAAAGACTCTGCTTTGGCTTCTTTAAGATCGGCTTGGGCTGTGTCTTTTGCTGCTTGCGCTTCTGCTTTGTTTTCTTCAAGTTGGGCATCTATTTTTGGGTCCCTTTTTCTTCCACACATAATTAGCTCCTAGTTTTTTTATCCATATGCACATAATTTAAAAAACATCAACGCACAATTACATACGCGCCCAAAATCCTTGCCTTCTTTGCTTTGGCTTATGCTTAGAAAACAAGTCAAAATTTCTATTTGCAACTACAGCTTTTGCAGGTTTCTGATTATTTAACAAGGCTCTACCTTCACCAGCACCTAACATCATGTATTGTAACGCATCGTGAATATGAGAAAACATATTTTTATCGGGTTTATCTGCATAACGCTCACCAGATACTTCCATTCGTCTATACTGATACCCACCTTCAAAACCCTTAATAAGTTGTTGGCATCTTCTATCGATTAAAAATGCTGGCTTGCCCTCAACCATCTTAGTAAGCTGAGATGACACAGCTTCCAATCGAAGATCTACAGAGTTTGAAGGGGCTGGGAACGCCCTCAAACCAGCACCACGCAGAATATGGAAAGGAGTACTTTCGTCCGTCTGCGCTCTAAAATCCCCAGCAGGATCGCCATATATAAATACCTCAGATGCTTGGGAGAACCGAGAGGAAATTTCCTCACGCAACACTTCGGCAAATCTAACAATCCCCATATCAAAAGCCACTATCTCAGACTGAACAAGCCAGCGACCTCTGATTTTTTGTCCAAGAGTTGCGGCTGGAGTTAACCCAAAGTCCAAACCAACGTATAGCGGTAGACCTGCGGCTACTGCTACTTCTTCTTTGGCTATGTGTACTTCTGCAGCGAACATTGGGTATATCGGCTTTCCGTCTTGGATACTTCCCAATCTATTCATAACATACACATCAATCCAGCTTTTTGTTTTACCTGTGATTAAATTAGGATAATAACCCTCTAGCATATGTTTTATATTCTCAGAGTCTTTATTAGGCTTGTAATTTACAACCTCACCATCTTCATTCTTTACTTCAACCATTCCAGACGGTTGTTTAAAAAACTGCCAGTTATCAGGCTTAACTAACATTCGTGCCTGTTCTCTAGGAATATGATCAGGAACAGGAACTTCACCTGACATAATAGGCCACCAGTGATCTTCTTCAGGGGCATTAGTATCACATATTACCCCTGACCAACTCGGCCCACCTTCACGCATAGAAGGGAATCGACCAACACGCATTGTACATGCATCGATAATAGACTTTGGAACTTCTCTAGCTTCGTTAACCCAAACACCAGTTAACTCAAGTGATAAAAGTTTTTTTACATCTTCAGGTCTGTCTAATGCTAAGAAGATAACCTCAAGCTCTAGGTCATTCTTTTTAATGTTATGAGTATAAGGAACTGACCAAGTAAACTTTCCCCATGTTTCTTCTGGAAACCAATCAAGCCAAGTCTTTATAGTAGTTGTTCGAAGCTGTGGGTTTGTATTACGAATGATTGCCCATCGGCTTCTTCGAATACCTTTATCGTTTTTCTTTTGCATTAAGGCTCTACGAAAAACCTCAACACAACAACCAACAGATTTACCAGAACCTACTGGCCCTCGAATGCCACGAAAGAAAGTATCATCTTTCATAAAAGCCTTTAGCACATCGCCATCAGGCTTATACTTAAACTCAGTCATCTAAGACCTTTATCTACTCCAGCCTTGATCATACACTCTGCCACATCAGGACCAATATTATCAATAACATTGTCCAGCATGTAATTCGTAACGTAACTAGCACCGTGTTTTTCATCAAAGTGTTTAAAGTGTACCTTCTTAACTATCCCTCGAAGCATAGTAAGCTCTTCAGGCTTTAACGTATTTACAAAACTCACTCTTCCCAAGCCTCGTTAACTTCAGGCGTAGAAGGATCATCAGCTTTTAAAGTACCGTCTTTATTTCTTGCACGTTTCTTTTTAGGTTTAACAGCAAGATCTACCCACTCTAACCTTCGAGACTCAGATGTTCTTGTTGCACCTGACCAAGTTCTTCCAGCAAGATCATGAGTATCACCGTCATAAGCTTCATTACTATTTGCTATTATCCAAGGCATTACTTAGAACCCATTATTTTCTTTTGTAAATCTTTTGGTAAAGTCTTTTGCTTTTTAGTTAACAAACTCTTTTTCTTTTTCTTAGGTCTTCCAACTGATGAACCGTAGGTCCCTTTTCCCATAGGCATTTTTTATCCTTTCCTATATGGTTTTACTTTCTTAGCAATCTTTTTCGGTTGAGCCACAAACTGCTTACCCTTAGCCTTACCCTCTCGTTTAGCTCTGGTTGTAGCTGCATATTCAGCAGAACTAAGAGCAGAAATAGCCTTGCTAGGTAAGTACCGTTCACCTGTCTCACTAGACTTTTTCCCAGACTTAGTGCGCCACTTTTGTTTGCCCCAGTTAAGTAAAGACTTTTGTGAAGCCTTCACTTTTTAATAACCTTAAAGCCACTCTTTTCCATTCTTCTTATCATAGATTTAGAAAAAAATGGTTTGAGTTTATCATCTGGTACTGAGTTAAAAAGTTTCATTAACTCGTCCAAAGATGGTTTCTTTAGATTTTGATTAAGTAATGTCGGTTTGTTAGCCATTGTATTTTCCTTTTTTATATTTTGTTAATAATAACATTATCTGTATCCACCACCCTTAGCTTTATATTGTTTTGCAAGCAACTGCGCCTTTCGAGCAGACCACTGACCAGCAGCCGTACCATGTGTAGCCCTTGCCTTTATTCTTTTAAACAAAGTCTTTCGCATTGTAGGCTTTGTATAATTACCAGCTGCATTAACGGCCACTTATCTTATCCT